TTTAAGATGCTGATACATCTGATCGAGGTATTTCGTTTTCTGCTTAGTGTTCATTCTACTCGTAACTGGTAGATCGATAGGGATCATCATTAGCTGCAATTTCTGTTCGTACTGTAGCGGCCTGATAACACTATCGTAGATCTCCCTAAATTCTTCGTCCTCGTTTCTAAGTATCGGTACTCCAAAATGCAACTTGCAATAACCTCGATACTCCTCTGCACTCATGTCCCCCTGATTCTCAGCTTCGTTAACCCATAGTCGCTGCAGTCTGTTCTGCTGAGAGCTTCGCTTTTCAACTCCCTTATCTATGCGAACCGTTAATGGAAATTCTGTTAGATTCCCGAGGTATGAGCAAAGACTTGAAATGTCAGCTTTATTTCTCACTGATCGCGTTATGGTTTTCTTCATCTCCACTCCCTGCATAACACTACGTTCATCGGTACAGTTCGTGACCTCGTAGACGTTGAACTACCTGTTATATGGGCGTATCTAGTGGTCTAGGCATCATGTCTGGCGTTTCGCAGCAATTCCAGACCATTCTTGCTTGATGCTTAAATCTATAATTCATCGTAAGCGGGTGAACTGCACACTTATTAAAACTACAGCTCAAATACCAAGATTCATCAGGCTCTTGGTTAAATATCGCAGGGCTTTTGCACCACGGGCAGCTTCTAAGTTCTTCGCTCATGCCTACTGTCGCTATATAACAATAATTTCAAAGAAGAGCGGCGATGCACTCGCCAAGGCTCCCTGTCTTGCCCCTTTAAATTGGGGTTATGCGGCACAAATGCCGTATGGCTTCCCGTGTGTACTTTTCCACTCTGCAATAACTTCTTCTACATCCGCATTGGCACCTATAGAAAAACTAGCCCCGTTAAAATCAAAGATAATATAAGCAACTTGCCATAATTCAGCTTTTTGCTTCGCTTCTGCCACTGCTTTTTCAACTTCTGTTCCTACTAAAAATTCAACTTTAATAGTTATATTACTTTTCATTATTGTCTCCAGTGCCGCATAACAGCGGCATTAAATCGGACGGCACTACGTTTGCCGTTTATGCTAAGGTTATGTTACTAAACCAAGTTTAGCGGCACAGCCCAACAAAACCACTTCAAATAATTCTGGCTTATCGTTAAACCAATTAGTTAAAGTCTGTAAACTCTTCCCTGTCAATTCGCTAACTTGAGTTAGGTTTTTCAAACCTAGCTCTTTAGCTTGCTTACTTGCTGTCATCTTATAAATCCTTTCTGCAATCTGGCAATCTTGGTTTATGCATATACTTATGAAAAGCGCTAGGGTTGTATTCTATCTCGCTGTAATCATCTTTAGCTTTTGCTAACCCACAATCAACAGCGACAGCATGAACCTCTCTGAATAACTTGTCATACTCCATTGCGTGCCAATTAAGGTTTGCTTCTGCGTTATCAATAGATCTCTGTGTATTGTCTTGGTAGCTCATTCCTGATCTACGTTCTGATAGTTTTATAAACTTCTTTTTTGAGCTAACCAAGCTCATAACAAGTTTTTTTAATTCTTCTAGCTTTTCTAGGTCTTTATTCATAATAAAGTAAAGCGGATTACTCCGCTAATTCCTTGATAATTGATTCACAAACTTTACAATTTTTACCTTTTAGGCTCTCTTTCCATTTGTTAATTTTTCCGTTAGCTTCCGTTTTTGCCTCTTCTTGAGTTGCCGCGTTAACCTTTATTGTTTTAGATCTATTTAATGTACAGCCACATGTGTTACAGCTTATCTTAGTTTTAACTTTTAATGCGTTCATAATATTCTCTCTTTTGTTTGGTTGCTTCGTAACTCTTGAAACCATTATATCAAACTATTTTAAGAATACAGCACTTAATTCAAATTATTTTAGATTAATTTAGCAGCCGCAACATAACAATCCAATCAAGTCGGACGCCTGCGGTGCAGGCGCACGCTTATTAGGTGGGTTATGTGTAATAAAAAGCCCTAACATCGGAATATATAGAACGCAGTGTCAATAATTCTCCGGTTAAGGCTTTTAGTTACTTACTAACAGCGAGATGTAAAAGAATATTTCTATCAATTAATCTCTTGGTTAGCGTGTAATATAATTATATTTTAAATTATTATCTTTAGGTATTAGACCTTGGTCTACACATAACAATTCGTTAAATTATGACGCTCGCTGCACTCACTCAAATTACCGGTTGGTTATGTGTAAATATACCAGCTTTACCTTTGCTTACTATTGGACGTTAGTAGTGTATGGTTACGTTAGGTACCAGATTCTCATAAATGGAAACCAGCACATTCTTAGCCTGCTGTTCGCTAATCATGGCCTCAGCCACTAAGGCGTTAACAATGGATCGGTTAATCTGCCGTTTATGCTCAACGTCTCGCTCTCGCGCTTCACGATCAGCTTTCTCTTGAGCCTCACGGTGCGCAATCTTAGATGCTTCACGTTTAATTGCTTCAGCTGCCACTTGCTCATCATGCGCTTTTTGTGCCGCTACCCTCTCAGCTTCGCGCTGCTCTTTCTCACTATCCCATTTATCGTTAAACAGTAATGCGATTTCGTGATCAGACTCGATCTGCTTAGCCAGTTCGATAGCAGCCTCTTTAGCCTTCTTGGCATCAAGTATCTGCTTGCGTTCTAGCGTGTGAGCATCAATTAAAGCTGTATATGGCTCATTGGCAGCCTCTAAACGCTCACGAATGACTTTAGCCTCAGCCTCGACTGATTGCTTATGTGCTTTGCTTATATCGATACGGGCGCGCTCAAGCTTCTTGAGCAACCCGTTAATCATGGCAGCGGAGTCTTTAACATATTTCCGCTCCTCTTTATTATTCATGTCGACATATAAGCCAGGAGAAGGCGCGCTCTCTTCTATCTGGCGCAAGACTGACTCGGTAGTGATTTCTTTAAATAGTGTAATTTCCATTATCCCTCTCCTTTAGGTGTAGCAGCTATGATCGCTTCCTGTTCTGCTTGACTGTAGGTAGGCCATCGCCTTTGCTGCTCATCACCACCTAAAGACCAATAAAGCTTTGAAACAGCCTTCAAATCAGTTTTAGGTTTTGATTGCGATGCGTGATTACCATCATCATCTTCTGAAGGTATTCCAGCAATAGCTTGTAATGCGTAGCGTCTTGCGTATGTGATTGCAGATCCAGCCGCTTGCGGGTCTTGCTTAGTGACCGGCAACAACAGAACACTACTTATCCACTCGCCAGAACTGTGCATTAATATCGTTTCAACACCGACCTTACCATCTTCCATTAGTGGGAACTGAGAATAGCTTAAGTCGTTAGCTGCAAACGACTCCTTAATAGCTCTAACTACTGAGCCTAAATCTGCATAGGATGATTTAAAGAACGGGTTCTTGCTATCTTTCGCTGCCCCGCTCATTTCGTTTTGAGCCTTAGATAGCGCGCCAGCCAATTCTTTTATTGAATCTGATTTATGCATAACTCGGCCCCATCATATCATTTAGCTCTTTACGCTCTAGCTTGCGCATCTCGCTATTAAAGCGCTCGTACTGATCCGATCCTTTAGCGTAAGGGTTTGATTCAGTGCTTTGGCCTTCCTTCCACATCTGCTTAGCTGCACCTTCCGGCAATAGTAATTTAATATCCATAATCCCTCTCCTTTTCTACTACTGTATAACTACTTACTTATGGGGTGTATTAGACGTTGGTCTAATTAATTCCATTTTCATTCTTTTGTCTATTAACATATTTAGCTTAAGCAACATAAATGCCAGCTCGCCTTTACCTTTAATTAACCGATCGGTGTAATATGAATCGCCATAAAGATCAGCAGCTTTTTCAAGCTCCGCCACCTCAGTCTTTTTCTTTTCTACTTTTAGCTCAAGACCGCTAATTCTTAAATTCAGCACAAACCCCATTATCTCTCTCCTCATTAATAACACTTCTATGACAGGGGCGTTCCGCCCTGTATGTCTTTGTTATGCGATTACTGCTTTTCACCAGTTTTTGCGGCCTCTACACACACCTTAAGCGCGCCCACCCACTCGATGTACTCATCTTTCACCCAACGCCAAGGCAGCTTACGAACGGCCTGGGCGAACGGTTGCCAAAATAGAATTATCATCAGCAACGCGAGAACCACTGCTTTACATCGTATAACAAGGCGTTCAACCGGACTCGTTTTCTCGCTCGTTTCACTCACTTTCAAACTCTCCTGTTAACTTCGGGTTATATTGCACTAATTCTATCTTGTGCAATCTTAAAGTATTCTTCTACCTTCTCAATTCCGATAAACTCACGATTGTTTAGCTTTGCCATCTTGCCAGTTGTGCCACTACCCATGAACGGATCAAACACTACATCACCTTCATTGCTCCATGAGATTATGTGGTCGTTTGCTAACTTCTCAGGAAAAACTGCTGGATGTCCTGTTTTACCTCCACCCACGCCATACTCCCAGATATTTTTACGCTTACCTGTTGCTTTCATTTCCTTTGTTATTCTCTTGGCTTTACTTCCGTCAGCACCCAGGCCGCCTGCACCCATACTCTCCACGCCACTGCGCTTGTTTTGCCTGTCGCGTATAAGATTTAATGCCACAGGCTTACCTTTACTGAAAATAAACATGTACTCAAAAGCCTGAAGATAGCAGTTATTACTACCAAAACATGCTTGAGACTTTTGGTATATCATCGTGTCATGTAAATTGAACCCGCAATCTTTAGCGTGTAAAGCCTGCCTAAAGCTCACACCGCTTTCGCTACCCTTTATAGTCGCATCGCCTACAACCCAAACAACAACACCACCTTCTTTTGTTATTCTGTAAAGCTGCTCTAAAACAGGCTTCCAAATATGCTCACCCCACTCCAAGCTGTCTTTATATGTCCTCAAATTATCGTATGGTGGCGATGTCACTGTTAAATCGATACAACCATCTTCCATTTCTGTCATAGTCACCAAGCAATCATCATTTATTAGTTTCAATTCATTCTCCTAGTTTTATTAAGGTGTAACATAACAACAAAATCAAAGTGACAAATACAGTCGACTGTGCCTATAAAACTTGTATTTGCATCTTATTTAAAAGGTTATATCCTACCCACTGTAAAAGTGAAGCTCTTATCATTCTTAGTACAGACTATAGAGCACTCTTTGTAGATAGTGCGCTCTTGGTATCTATTGCCTGCTACTACGAATCCCTTTTTCATTATGCGTGCTATCTCGGCCATCACTTCTGTCTGAGGTAGTCCGCTGTTATTTGTTATTATTGTTTTCATATGGAGGCAATCTTAGCACTAACAGAAAAACATTCCCCACGCCAAAGCCGTAGCACATCACCCATGCTCTAGATTCAGTTAAAAGAACTAAATCCATTACCGCACAAGCTGCAACCCATAGAGCTATAAAGAATACAATTTTCAGGCCTTTCATTTTCTCTCTCCCGTAGTTGATAAGTCTATTCTATGTTGATAAACTATAACTGTCAATAATAAAATTCGGAATAGAAATGAACTTAAAGCGAGCTCTATCAGTAGCAATGGCAAAACGTGAAATGACTGTCGAGGGGCTTTCTGTGGCCCTTAGTTGTTCCAAAAGCAATATCTACAAGATACTAAATGGGAGTAGCCCTAAGATGGATACTATGGAGCGTATCGCCGCCGCATTAGATATGAAGGTAAGCGATCTAATTAAACTGGGAGAAGAAGAATGAACAGAGATGAGATGCTTAAATACTTGGTGGCCAATCTACACAAGTGGCCTAGCGCTTTCGGCGACCTTCTTAATGTTTCAAAGTGTGGCGGCTGGGGTTGGATTGCTACAGACTCGGGATTGGCTCTAGTTTATGAGGATCAAAGGCCTATTAATAGCACTGACTGGGTAGAAGCAAAAACCAAAGCAGATGCCCGCATGAATAACATAGTACGCAACGGCAACGATGGCGACCATTACGAAGATCAAAGCGTAGAGAATAGTAGTGATGTAGCTGTGCAGGAAATAAATCTACCTAACGAGCCACTAAGATATAAAGCAGGGAGAGATAGCATTCATGTAATTGGCGCTAATACATTCCAGCAGAGCCCCAACGACAAACAAAACGATGGTGGCGATCTTATAGACAGATGGGCTATTAAATATACCCGCACTGAGTTTAGGGCTGTTATGCGTGCGCAGGTAGAGAAGTACTACGACAGATACGGCGACAAGGATTCATTTGTAAGCGAGTCAAGAAAGGCCGCAGACTATGCACTTAGATTGCATGAGTATGAGGTTAAATGGGCAGCAGAGGATAACGAGGTGGTTAGTGATGACTGAGTCTGAATACGTATTAATGCAGGATCTTGAGAAAGTAAGATCCGCGATATTGATTTTAAGAGAAACAGGTAGCGGGGGATCTAAGGACGCTGACGATATGATCGCATTCGCTTATTCAAAGCTGATTGCTGCTGAAATGCTAATTAAAGAATTAGTAACCACAGACTAATCCATAACAGTTAATAGGGGTGAGGATAAATGAAAGGATACTTGACTAACCTTCACAGGACGGTAAGAGAAGTAAATCAGAAGGCGCTAAACTACGGCGATGGCAAGGCGTGGGATAACAAGAAGATTAAAACAGCTAAAAGACATTTCCCAAGAGGGCCAGCATTTAAGCAGCTAGAAGCGAGAAGGCGTCTTGATGAACTCTCTCGCATTAATGCTTACTGCGCCCACTTAGATTCGATCTTACCTTAACCCATCTTAACAAGGAGTATAGAAATCCCAGTTTATAAGGCGCGGGTTATTTTAGCCATAGGTGATGAGAGGAAATGCATTAAACAAATGAAGGAAAGAGGGGCTGATGTTGACCCTATAAGCGGATTGGCTCGATGCTCATTTCGTCAGTTAGACGATGAGCCGCTATGTTTTAACGCTGTTATATTTTCAAAATCTGCTGCAATTTCTGTTATCGCTCATGAAGCGGTGCATGCTGCCAGCTTTATATTCGAGGCAATGGGGGCTGTTCCTTACTGGGGTAATGACGAGCACTTTGCTTATTTAGTTCAGCACATATGCGAAAAGGCAGAGAACGCGCTTCAGGACTAATCCACACCAAGGGCCATAGCGCCCTTTTTAACGTCTGGATTATTTGATCACGATCTATTGCGTTAGCGCTAACAATGGGTTAAACTGTATTCATCAACTAAGGGAGAGAGATAAATGAACAACTTAATAAAAAAATTAGCTGAGAAAATAGAATCTGAAAACTCAAAGTTTGATTATAAAGCAGGCAAGCTAGAGATTGCTAACGAAATTTGGGGGAGTTACTTAACAGTATCGCAAAGGTTTGATGTTAGGAATTCAGCTATACAGGGCGACCTATCAGGAAGCATCAAAGACATAAGAAAGTGCGTCGCTTATATTGCAGGCTTTCTAGATGCGTAATTATAAGAAGATAGCGGAGTTGGTAAAGAGACGGCTCCGCTCCGAAGGCGTAAGCTACGGCGACAGAGAAGCGGCTATAAAGTGCTTGTCAGGGTGCGTTCTACCCACGGCCTGCATAACCGCATACTTAACCCACGTTCTACCAAAGGTGAATAAATGCCCCCCCCAAAAACGAGCGCGCAGCGCCAAGCAAAGCTGAAAGCAATTCGTGAGGCTCAAGGAATGGTTAGACGCCCACTTTGGGCTACACCAGATGAGCACGAGCAAATAAAGAAGCTGCTGACAAAGCTTAGATCGTAAGCAATAAAAAACCCCGCTTAATATGTCGGGGTTTTATTTGATAAACAACTACAGAAAGCCTGATCACTAAGATTTGATGTCTTAAGCGTCAAACTATACCCCACATGCTCCCATCCATTAAGCCTATTTATGCAACAGTCTGTTTCTGTTATTGGTAATCAGGCAAAAATAAGGCCCTTGCAGTATTAACTGAAGGGCCTATAATAATCCGAATGCCGTTTGAGACCGGCGATCAATACGAAACACTTAGAAAGTATCAACGCCGACGGCAAGTAAAGTATAAACCTTCGGACGTTTTTGTACAACTACAAGCAAAACACTTCGTATTTTTCGATTCCTCAACGGCTAAAGTTCATTTTTAGCTGGTTTTTGACACTTTCCAAAACGCAAACCGGATATTACATAGCAATACCGATTACTTGATGACGTTAGATCGCGGATAAAGCAACGTTTCGTACAGGGGAATGGTTTGGGCTACCAACAAGGATTGTAAATAGGCCGTTGCATACCGTTAAGTAATTAGGAGTATAAGATTGAGGCGGGGTTATTCCATCCCTGTACTAACGATCTAATGACTCTTATTGTTTAAAAAAAGATAAGGGTTAAACCAAGGTCTAATAGATAGATAAATTGGTCAGGTTTAAGCTTAGATAACTAGATGAGAGAGGAGTATTTATGGATTTAGCATTAATACCGTTTCACTTGATAGTGACGCTGATTGGTCTAGCTGGTTTGTGTTTGCTGGCACTCTTGCTTAAGAAGGGAAAGCGCAAATCTGCGTTAGCGGTTGTGGTGGTAGCTATTGTCGTAGCTTATACCAAGCCAGTGAAGCTGACTACGAACACAGTAAGTCATAACTATCAAGAAGACGCTAAAGTTCTACAAAAGCACAGAGATCATTTAAGCGAGCTGCCGCCAAGAGTGACGGTAGATAGGCCGAATTATGATGATTTCCTTGAATCTGAAAAAAACAAACTAAAGGACTAATTAGATGAAAAAATTATTTACAGCGGTAGTGTTAACTTTGGTGGCGGTTTTATCGGGATGCTCAGAGCCGGTTCCGCCAGCCCATGTAGGTAAGGTTCTGTCTTCAAGTGGTTATACGCCGGATGTTCATCCGCCTGGCCGCGTTGGTGGCTTTGGGCCATTTTCTCGCAGCAAGCTCGTTTTGCTGGAGACTGGCACAAAAACGATGAAAGAAACCATGACGGTAATGCTTAGCGACAAGGTGAAGCTGAAATTTGATATTCGGTTTAGAACAAGAATCGCGGGGTCTGATGCTGTTATAAATTCAATGTTTAATGATATTACGCCTGTTGATGGCAGAGTCACTCTGGAGCAAGTTTATTCGACATATGGTCGCATGATTATTAGGAATAAATCACGAGAGGTAATGAATGATTACGCCGTTGACGAGGTACATGTTAACTATGATCGAATAAGTGCAGAGATGGCAAAGGCTATAACAGAAGGATTTGCCGGGGTTCCCTTGGCTATGTCTGATGTCGCTTTGGGGAATATAGCGTGGCCTGAAGTTGTAACTGCTGCTGTCAATGCAACTGCTCAGGCGCGGGCGGAGGTGGCGAAGATAGAAGCAGATAAGGCAAAAGAAATCGCGGACGCTAAAGCTCGCGAGGCTATAGCTGAGGCTAATTATAATGCCGAATTGGTAGAAGCTAGAACTATTAGGGACTACAACAAAACAGTGGCTTCTGGAATTAGTGAAAACTTCTTGCGCTTTAAGGCTCTTAAGGTTCAAGAACAGATGATTAAGCAGATGCAAGCAAACCCTCAAGGCAACACGATATATATGCCATACGATGCCATGGGGACTATGGGCGCTCAAATGAGAATGTATCAGAAGTAATTGCATAGCCCTCTTAATTGAGGGCTTATTTTCAGGGAGGGTAAAAATGCCTAAGATAATTCAAATACTAATCCATAGTCAGCCTCATGAAGTATTAGGTCTTGATGACAAAGGTGTAACTTATAAATCTATAGGCGGAAGTGATTGGGAGGAGTATATAAAACCGCTACCTACGACCGCCAAGAAGCGAGGCGAGCAGTTTAAGCCCCCATCGGTCGGTGATATAGAAAGCTACATGATCGAGCTTAGGAGTAAAAATAAACTCCATCAGTGCTCTATACCTAAAGAAGCTAACGCATTCCACGACTACTGGGAGTCTATGGGATGGAAAAGGAATAATAAAAAGATGGCTTGCTGGAAGGCGAGCGTTAGAACTTGGCTAAATAACGCGAGCAGCCGCAATGAAAAACGTCAACAGTCTAATAGATCAGCCGTTGAAAGGGTCGCAGCAGCAAACCGACTCAACACAGACCTCACGCCAGTTGAGCAGCCAGGATATATCCAGCCTTTGGGTTTCCATGACGAAACTGTACGGTCATAAGTGGTCGTCTTCCTATGGTGATAAGGACGATGGCAATCTATGGCTAGCCACTTTAGGGGAGCTTTCGCCCAAAGATTTAATGTTAGGGCTAAGGAAGTGTGCAAACAGTGGTGAGGCTTGGCCTCCGTCCGCTCCTGAGTTTAAAGCGATGTGCCTGCCTGATATTACAGATTATGGCTTACCGTCCACTGAAGAGGCTTACAGAGAGGCTGCAAACAAATACAGATCTCCCTCTAAAAAGCCTTGGAGTCATCCGGCTGTATATCATGCCGGCAAGAAAGTTGGCTGGTTTGAGGTAGGAACGGCACCAGAGAAAGATAGTTTCCCTAAATTCAAGCGAGCGTATGCTGAGATATGCAAACGGGTAATGGATGGCGAAACATTTACCCTACCAAAGCCTAATAGCGCAATGCTTGAAAAGCACGATAATGGTAAGCGGGTAGACACAGAGCAGAACAAGAAAGCAGCAAGTGATGCTTTGTCATCACTAAAGAAATTATTTTAAGGGGTAGGTTATGGGTAACGGATTAGATATTTTGAGCGTCAATGATTATGGGCAATTAAGTGTCGGCGACAGCTTGATTATACAAAGAGCACAAGGGGATATGTATTTCGCTCAAGTAAAGGAGGTTATAGACAAAGGTACAAAGAGAGAAGAGATAGTTCTAAGTAAATCTAAAAACGATTACTTCATTATGTCTATGTTTCTGGATGATAAGTCTTGGGTGATGGAGTGCTACAAAATTAAAGATGTAGCATTTACAACCATTACCAATACCTTAAAAGAATTTCCTCGCTAGATTTATAAGAAAAGGATAATCACATGTGCAACACAAAAGAACAGCTAAAGGCAGTACAAGAGACTAATAAGATGCTAGTAGATCAGATTGAATGGTATGAATCATTATTTGAGATAATTCAAGCGATGACAGAGCAGGATGAAATTCATGCTATTTGCTCTAACGCACTGGAGACTAACAATGCAAGATAGCATGTATGAGCTGCAAAAGTTCCGCGATGAGGTACTAGAAGCGATTAAACAAGACATTCCCGACTGCTTTAAGATGGATAAGCTTAAAGATCTGGCAGAGGAAGAAGCAAGGCGGATATGTGAGGAGTAGGGAGATGAGAGTTTTAAACTTGTACGCGGGTCTAGGAGGCAATCGTAAGGAGTGGCAGGGGGTGGATGTTGTAGCTGTCGAATATGACCCTAAAATAGCCGCGGTTTATAAGCGCCTTTACCCCGATGATGAGGTGGTTATTGGTGATGCGCATCAATACTTATTGGATCACTACCAAGAGTTTGATTTTATTTGGTCGTCGCCGCCATGCCAAAGCCACAGCAGAATGATTAGATCGGGAAGAAATCGAAAGCCTCTATACCCAGACATGAGTCTTTATGAAGAGATTTTATTTCTAACGCATAACTTCAAAGGTGATTGGGTGGTTGAGAATGTAGTTCCTTATTACGGAGAAATAATTCCAGCATACAAAGTAGGTCGTCATCTGTTTTGGTCTAATCGAGAAGTACGGGCCCTGGATGTTAAAAGGCCAAAAGGTTTTATCAATAAAACTACCGTAGAGGGTAAAAGTGCGTTAATGGATTGGCTGGGCATCCATTACGATGAAAATATCTACTATGGGAATAATCATTGCCCAGCACAGATATTACGGAACTGCGTGCATCCAGATCTAGGGTTACAGGTATTTAATAGCGTAACTCAGACCAACGTCTAATACCCTATCTAACCGCCATTGTTTAATATTGATTTAACTAAGAGGGAGTGATTATGAACAGAAAGCTAACGTGCAAACAGCGGGCAGCGATAAAGGCGGCACGCAAAGTTCTGGAAAGAATTGATGATTGTGGTCTAGTGATTGCGATGCAGTGCGGGACTCCAGAAGTTCATTTTAAATCTGACTATGAGCGCTTTGAATTTGATCACGGTGCGCACGGGATGAAAGATGAAAACGGGCAGACGATAGATAGCCTATGCTCTCTTCCAGAATCAATAACCCATTAGAAGCACAAAATATAACCGAAAGCTAACAAGCTGCGAGTTTACGAGCAGTCAATGATTAAGCGCCTTGTTATTTGGCGCGGGAGATGAAATGGCAACAGTAACAATAGATTCAGAGCGATTGAAAGAACTGGAGCGCGATGCTGGTCGTTATCAGTTTTTGCGTGATGAGGATAATTGGGGCGAAGACTGCGGTGACGACTGGGGGATGCTTGGCGAGTCTCATGGACCTGATTTTGATCGGATTGTAGATGAGCGCTGGTCGAGGCTGGATGACGGCCACGGTTTTGATAACGCAATGTAGCGACCAAATAACCCGGCGGTAATTTGAGAGAGCGCAGCGAGCGTCATAATTTAACGCATTGTTATGTGTGCAACAGGAGGTACGGGAATGGAAATAAACCTTTTTAAAATCAAAGACAATAAATATACAAAACGCGAATTTGTGCATTTATTGAAATTCAGTATTACTAAGCATGTTTTTGGGTTTTGTTTTAGCTGCCCTAACTACAGTACCGGATATTACGCAAACCCATTTTCTGCATTAAGAGCTTATATGAAGTTTTGCGCGGAGAGACACCGTAAAAGTGAAGGGTTGCATGACACATAACATCTATATTTATACGGCGCGAAGCGTCCGATATGCAATGATGTGTTATTAATAGGAGAGTGAGAGATGAAGCTAACTATAGACCAAATAAACTTTATATATAATCTTGCATACAGCGCAGGTCACAACGACACGGTGGATGGGTCTTATGTGCATATAGTACATGAAGACCTTGATGATTATCATAGAGATATTGTTGAAGAACTGCTCGAAGAGATGGATATTAATGCAGAGGATTAGCTTGTTAACTCCGGCTTCTTTCTCTCTATAGTACTACATGCTAAAATTAGTTATCACTTAAAGAGGATTGTGTTATGGCTCAAAAGCCTAAAAGAAACGGACGCTCAACGACTAGCAAGAAAAAGCCAGAAAGAGTGGCATCATCTGGCATGCCAAGATCCAAGCGACGCACCGAAGAGAAAAAGAAACGTGCTTGAGATGATAAGCTATAGCGTATGTGGAGTATTTCTTGCTCTATCGCTATACAATCGACCTTATAGAAAAACGGCATTCGGTGTCGTTTTTATCGTATACGCTCTAAATACATTTGCATCACAATACCTCTATCTAGACTCATACATATTTTTCACAACAGCAATACTGTGTGATGTTCTTATCGGGTTGCTTCTCATGATCGCATACAAGGAATCAAAGCCTGATTATATAGCCCACTCCCTACTAATTCTTGTAGGCATGTGCGCGGTTAATATTCTAGGCCTTGTGTTGTATGCTATAGGGGTAAATGAATACTTCTACTCTGGCGCTATGTTTGTTTGTAACTGCGCTTTAATTCTAAGACTTATGATTGCGACAAGGCGCGACGGGGATGGATACATGGAATATAGCTTTCTGGGTTGCGATAGGCGTTTTAATAACGGTAAAGTTTTACGCCCTGGTGAAGTGGTATAATCATGAAAGAAGAATTAAGAGAATGGCTAAGTCATTATGTGACGGATGCAGTCTTAAGCCCAGTGGGTGTAAAGATTGTTTCTTTGGTTCTCGCCGGAGGTAATCTTGCTCTATGGGTTAGAGACAATATTAACTTTATAGCAGCATTGGTTAGTATAATCATAAGTATTCTTGTATACATCGGATCAAAGAAAAAGCGTGAGCTTGAAATGAAGCTAATACAAAAGCAGCTAGATGAGCATGAGGCCAGCGATAAATGAGCATTACACGTCCAGTTGTTCGAAATGTAGTAAGAAGCGTTGTGCGTGGCGACACTCCGAGCCCATCAACCGCTTTGCTGTTCGCTGAATCTGCAACAAAAATATTAAATAGGAACTCACCGGGGGCTAGATCTACCGTTGTCGATGGGGCCGGTGACATTACTGTCACTATATACAACACAAACAGCACAATAAACGGTACATCTCTAACCGGAGGTGGGTTGGTTGACGAGAAAGACGTGCCGTTCGGTTATTCATGCCCTATTCGTGGCAGCTGGATACTGACGGAGCCGCAAGCGCCGGTTGATCCAGATCCTAGCATTAACTTCGCTAACGGCATGTCGAATCTATTTGTGTTTGAAGGACAAGTATTCGAGTTTAAGGGTGGAACGCTTGGGGATGGGTCGTTTGCTCTACGCTGGTCTGAGGATGACGGTGTTACGTGGAAACAGATTTATAATGCGTCTAGCGACGATCAGAATTGGTATCAATTCGATTTTGGCAGCGTTGGCACTAGAATAGTCGAGGTTATTGGATGTGACCAGACGCTTGCATTAAATGGTTATAACTTTGACACAGGCGCAACTCCTCCTCTACTCTACGCAGACCCAGACCTCCCGTTGATTACTATGTTCGGTGATAGTTACGTATTCGGCCAGAACGCTGACACACTAGATAACACAACTGGCGGCGGTACTAACCCGAACGACCAGAAGGCTATTTCCGGTATGTGCCGACAGTTCGGTGAGAAGCTTGGCGCATTGCAAGTACGGAACCACGGTCTGCGTGGGAATAGGTTTAGGCCGGGGCAGTCTAACCGATCTAATTACGCTGATCGATTAAGCGGCGGCGTATATCCGTCAGCAGCAGAGGCGTTATTCGCTGGAGATGCAGGAGGAGAGCCTAGAGACCTTTTTGTAATGCCTACTACAATTAATGATGATTCAGCCTCAGATGATCCTACACTGAGACCAGCAGTAGCTGAGGCGTTTCGCAGGTTGAGAGAATTGCAGCCTAACTGTGTAATTATCTTTCCTGTCGGAGCTAGGGCACCACAGTTTAGCGAATCAGATCATTGGCTGGATAATAACAAAGACGGGTTTACAGATGTTTTCGGCACTACCGAGGCAGAATGGATACAGAATGGCGTTTACCTGGTAGACGGTTCGCGGAGAGATGGAGCTAACTGGGATCCATCAGGAGCAGAAGGGTCTTCCCCAAACTACGGCGGCGTAGGTTTTGACTCAGGGCACCCTACCGAGACTGGCTATGATTATCTATCAGGTAAATACGCAGACGGGGCTATCTATGCAGCTCAAGAGATCGTAAAAGAGGCAACGTTGCAGGGTTACGGTACAGAGTTATTTAATGACAACTGGACAAGTATCGGTGCTAGCTGGACAGATAATGGTGATCTAACGTATACCTGTGATGGTACTAGTAATAGTAGTCTAGGTCTGAATATCTCTGAGATTGAGGCTGGGAAAGCCTACGTTGTACGCTTGACGGTATCGGGATCTGTTGGCGAATTACGTGTTCGTCTGGGCGGCGGTTCAAATCAGTCAATAACCGCGGATGGCGATTATATTTTTGTGCTAGATGATAATTCATCTGCCGGCTTGATATTTCAGGCGTTAAACTCTTTTTCTGGCACAGTCAGTAATGTTAGTTGTATAGCGTTGTATTGATAGTAATTAAACGAAACTCATACCCGCGATGTCTAGAGCACGAGACAAGACATTGCTTTGAAAGCAATCATCATAGGTGAATAGAATGAGCAAAGGATATAAAAGCTTCAGTCAAGATATAGCGGCAGACGGCGAAACTCTGTTCGCTATTGATGGCTCGTTTAGAGTTAAGTTTTCTGGAGACTTTGGAGGCGGCACGTTAAAGCTACAAGAGAAGATGGCGAATAACTCTTATGTAGACATTGAAGATACCAGCAAGACAGCGGAGGCAGGCTTTATCGTTGATAATTTTGGCGGTAATGAGTATAAGGCGGTCCTAACAGGCGCAACAGCCCCAGCTATAGTCTTAAGTGTTAAGGGAACATTGCAGAAGGTGCCGGGGTAATTATGGCAGGCGGTAGACCTACGGATTACACTCCAGAGTTGGCGGCGGATATATGCGCTCGACTGTCTGTAGGTGATTCGATGCGCACTATTTGCAAAGATGATGCTATGCCATCGAGGACAACTATCTTTTTATGGATAGCGACCTACCCAGAGTTTTCTAACCAATACGCAATCGCAAAAGAAGAGGCTTCGGAAGCTTTAGCGGAGGAGATGTTTGATATTGCGGATAATGGGTCAAATGACTGGATGGAAGCGCACAGTGAAGATGCAGGGCGGGCAGCATTTAAACTCAATGGGGAGAATATACAGCGAGCAAAGCTTAGGGTGGATGTTAGGAAATGGTATTTATCCAAAATAAAGCCTAAGAAGTATGGTGAAAAGGTTCAACAAGATATCACCTCAGGCGGCAAGCCGGTTAATACATGGATCGTTAACCCTGTTACAACAGATAAAAATGGCTAACGTAGACTTAAGGATTGTTGAAGGTATAGCTTGGTTGCTATCGAAGCCTAAGCGAATAAAGATTGCTGTAGGCGGTCGAGGCTCAGCTAAGTCTATAGGCGTTGGCGATATTATGTTAATGCTTTGCGATCATGGCGAAAGGATTTGCTGTACTCGTGAGTTCCAGAATTCAATTGATGATTCAGTACATGAGAGTTTAAAGCAAGAAATTGACCGCTTAGGCGTTGAGGGAATGGATTATACTAATAATCACATTAGATCATCATCCGGCGGTGAAATATTTTATAAAGGCCTTGCGCGAAACATAACCTCTCTAAAATCTATAGCTGGCATACATCGATTATGGATAGAGGAGGGCGAGTCTGTAACAGAGCGAAGCTTAAAGGTTCTAACGCCTTCAGTAAGGTCATCGGCTGCAGATAATAACGATGAAGATTCGCACCCGCCGGAAATATGGATAACAATGAACCGCAATAGTCGTGAAGATGCTATAGCTAAAAAGTATCTATCAAGAGCGGAAGCGGATTTGTCCAAATATGGTAAGTACGAAGATGATTTGATTATGGTTGTACAAGTGAATCATGAGGAGAATCCATGGTTCCCGCCAGAGCTAGAGCAAGAAAGACTGGATGATAAAGAGAATCTAGATCCTGATGAGTACGATCATATTTGGAATGGCGCATATAACGAAACAATAGAACGCGCGATCATTAAAAAGCAGTGGTTTGATGCTGCTGTCGATTCACATATTAAATTAGGTATAGACCCAAAAGGTGCAACAGTATCTACATTTGATCCAGCCGACCAGGGTGGAGATTCTAAAGGTTACGCTTGCAGAACTGGCATATTGTATCATGATGTAGATGAGCTAGAAGCAAAAGACGGTAATGTCGCTTGTGATTTAGCGACAGAGCGGGCCATAAGATCTGGCGCTGATATGTTTGTCTGGGATGGCGACGGAATGGGGGCGCTTTTAAGAAAGCAGATAGGCGACTCATTTAAGGGCAAGTCAACAGAATTAAGAATGTATCGGGGCTCAAATGAGGTCGAGAACAAAAAAGCCAAGTATGACGGGCTGCTTTCTCTAGGCAGCAAAGATAAACCTAAGACCAACGCAGATACTTTTTACAACAAGCGTGCGCAGAGGTATACAGGGCTTGCTCAGCGCTTTTACAACACTTATCAGGCAGTAGTTAACGGGAAATACATTGATCCTGATACAATAATTAGTATATCTAGCGATATTAAGTTAATTGACAAGCTAAGATCTGAAGTTTGCCGCATACCAAGAAAGCCAAATGGCGCGGGGAAGATTCAGCTGATGAGCAAAGAAGAAATGAAAAACAAGTACGGTATAGAATCGCCTGGCATGTCAGATTGTTTAGCTATGGGCGAAGAGATCCCGGAGCCTTTAATTAATGACAAGCCTTTAGAATTTGACTCTCTTTGGTAAAAAATATGACAGATTTTAGTGATTACACACAAGTTTCCAATTCTCTTAAGTCTGCTCAAGATACGGATAAGGATAACCGTGACGCTGCTAGAGAAGCGGACCATTTTGTAAATAAGCGTGACGGGCAGTGGGAGCCAGAGATTATTAGTAAAATGTCTGGTCGCCCGCGCTATACGTTTGATATGTGCAACCCGGTTATTGACCAGATAGCAGGCGAGATAGATCAGGCTGACTTTGATATACGGGTTCGCCCCGCTGGTGGTGATGCCACTAAGGATTTAGCGAAAACCTATGACGGAATTATTCGCAATATAGAAAATCTATCGAACGCTAGCGGCGTATTTAGCAAGCAAGCGAGAAACATGATCGCAAAAGGGCTGGGGGGATGGCGAGTTATAACGGATTGGGCGCAGTCCGATAGCTTTGACCAAGACCTTTTAATAGTTCCGATTGAAAATTTTGAGGATAGGGTTTGGTTTGATCCGGGTTCTGAGCGCCAAGATAGAAGTGACGCGAATTGGTGCCATGTTTTGCAGGCTTTGAGCGAGGATGAGTACAAAGAGCGCTGGCCGGATGGTTCGGGGCAATCGGTAGGAGATGACCGCCGCAGTGATGTCTACTATTGCAAGCCAGATCAGATAATCGTTGGTGAATTTTTATACAAGAAACTTAAGTCCACCGAATTAGTGTTAATGTCTAACGGGAAAGTGTACACAGCAGAATCGTTAGAGCCTGTCATTGATGAGCTATCGGCGGCGGGGGTAGTAGAGTCTAGAAGAAGAAATAGAGATGTAAGCACGGTTTATTCTCGCCTATACGATGGCTCAGGCTGGCTTGAGGATGAAAAAGAAACGGTGTTCGAGTGGCTTCCAGTAATTCCAACATATGCCAACTTTAATATTTCTGAGAATAAAGTTATCTACCGGGGCGTTATTGAGAAGCTAATCGATCCTCAGCGCGTATTTAATTATGCAAAGTCTAGAGAGATTGAAGAGGGCGCTCTAGCTCCTCGTGGTAAGTATTGGATGACAAAGAAGCAGGCACAAGGCCACGCGCCCAAGCTTCAGACATTAAACACAAATGCTGATCCAGTGCAGCTTTATGATGTAGACGAGAGTGCACCACCTCCATTTTGGCAAGGCGGCGCTCAAATTAACGCAGGCCTACAGACAACAGCGGCGGATGCGGCAAGATCGCTAAATGTAGCGGCGGGCCTGTTTAATTCCAATATGGGAGACAATCCAGGCTTGCAGTCTGGCGTAGCTATAGAGCTTCAGCAGAATAAAGGCGATAACGGGACAGTAAAGTACTTCAAGTCACAAGAGACTGCTATTTGTCACACAGCAAGGATTCTTATTAACTCTATCCCCAAGGTTTACGACGCAAAGAGACAGGTT